CCATCTGCATATAAAGCACCCTGAAGATCAATCGCTGTATCTTGCACAGAACGGCTAAATTCCTCCATAACCAACGGCAAAAGTTTACTAGTAATGTCATCATCTGAAATTACCTGCCACCATTTCTTTTGCTTGTCTAGATCAGTTTGAAGTTTATTTTCTACATCTGAATTGGCTTTTTGAATTAGAATAAGACTATTTGGATCAATATCTAATTCATCAATGTCATCATCAAATAAGATTTTATCCTGGGTTGAATTCCAAAGTTCCATTTCAAGATCATCTAAATCTGCGGATTTCTTAATGCCAGGATACATTGCTTTAAGAGCAATCTTTACTAATCTGCTCATGCGGACATCAGTTGCAGCATGAGGAAGTTTTTCAAGTAGTGCTTTAATCGTTCCCTTGAATTTACTCTTCCCTACCATTGATTTTGAATTTGCTGTTCGAGCAGACGAACCAATATCTCCCTGCCCACCTTGACTTACTGGAACATTCTGTGTACCAACCTGCTTACTTCCACTTTCCTTGAAACCTGGTGTCGTTTGTAAAGGAACAGCATCTGGTGGAATTGATTCAGGAATAGGAACCGTAAACATCCCATCTGCAATTGATTGAAGTCGTACTTCTCCTGGAGAAATGTATCCATCAGTCAACATTGTATGAAATGCAGTTGAAGTTGCTAATCTGGCACGACCTGTCGCAATACTTTGTTCCTCATCGGTATCAACATATCGAAAAACTAGATAAGTTGGAAGTAAAGCGTCAAAAAATTCCTTGAACTTACGTTTAGCTACAGCTTTACCAGTCTGTTTAGTTTTTCGTTCATTTCGTACTGCACCAGATAAGGAATCTCCTCCACCACCAGCATTATGTTCCAAACCAATATCTGACAAGGTAATTCCATAAGCACTTGCACAGATCGCTGCATATTTCAAAGAAATCCTGTCAAACATAACATCATTTGGACTATTTCCAAACTTTACAAAGTCTACCTTTGTGTTATGTTCATACAAAACAGGAATTTTGAAAGCATCGATCCCATTCATCAAGTTCTTGAAACTATTAATCCATGCTAAAGCTGATTGCTTCTCCATATCTCCAAGATCAAGAATACCGGCTGGAGGCGTATCAAGCAAAAGATTAGCATAATATTGATCTCCCCGACTTAGCATTTCAATTGCTAAATAAATCTTCTCAGGCGGGGCCATGCCCCAACCTTTTCGTAAGATTTCTGTTCTTGGAGATAAACGAACTCGATTAATTGAATGGGCGGGGAAAAATACAGGGCCAAAAGATAAGCCTTCCCATAATCTCTGCATCACCGGCCACTCTTCGTTCAACGTTGGAAATAACGTTGTTCCATCAAGAGGTTCTAGCCAGAGAACTTTCCCATTCGGGCTATCATCTTGCCGACCAATCTCAACCCCCGATCCAAACGGCAACTCATACAAATCTTGAGTTATCCATTCTACAAGATCAGTATAAGAAATTCCAAAATCTTTGAAAAGACCTTTGGTGTAATACGTGATGTCATCTTCGTATTGCTTTCGTTTCTCACTATCTCTGGTAATAATCTGCCAATCCATTGAAAGTAGCGTGTCACAGATAAAGTTTTCACAAATTACCAGAATTGGTTGAGATCGTACAATATTACGCCAAAGTCTGCCATCTAACCACTGTGGCACTCCCCAATAAGGAACATACCGACTAAAATACGGCTCGATTTGAGAATATTGATCTTCATGTACCGTCTGAACTACGGCCACTGGCTGTACTGGCGGGATATTGATTGAGTTAAGCACTAATCTCCCTCACTGAACAATAAGAACTTCACAAGTACATTATAGCACATATATTCGGAATTGACACAGTGTCAACCTTCCTGATACCACATTGTCTCCATTGTTCTATGTGCTACACCATCCAGTCTAATAAGATTTATTGAATCTATCCAAGTGTCACTAGAATTTCCACACACAATAACCTGACCTTTACGAGATTTACTCCACAAAGCCAATTTTGAATAATCAATCAATTTATTATTGAACTTATACTGATCTCCACCTTTTTGATATGGGGGGTCAATAAACCAAGTTGCAGATATGTTATCAATACAATTATATTCCCCCAAAATAAATTTCCAGTGTTTTATTTTATATAAACTATCAGCGATTTCATTCTTTTTATATTCCTGAGAATGGGGACGTAAAGTTGTTCGCCATCGTGAAGCATGTTTTCTAGGTGAACTTACTCCAGCGGCAATTATAAAACCAATCAACCACTTTGCCTCATCACAATCCCAATGATACTCATCAATACTTTTTCCTAATTCAATTTGAGGCAAAGACAGAATATCTTGCTTTGAACATTGTTGTAACCACTTCCAAAGACGAATAATAACCGCATATTTATCAATTAAAATAACATTACGATCATAATATTTCAAACTATACTGTGCAGCACCAGCAAAAGGTTCAATAATTGTGTCCTGAAGGGGAACAGGATATTTTCCAACAATTTTCAATTTTGTTCCATAATATGACCACATCTTATTTTATCCTCTCAAAGCAAATGTCTGTGTCGGAACATCTTGATTAAGATGTGTAAAATCTACCGTTGCCCATTTCTTTACTGGAGCTAACTTTGCAAAACATCCTGATACACTATCTATTCGATCATCATGCATCTTAGAATTTGGAAATGAACCAACTTGTTGTAAAAATGCCTGGTTCCAATCACCTTCCAATAAATACACCATACCCATACTTGCCCTTGCAAACCAAGGTTGTGCTCTCATCACCTTATCTCCTAAATCTCGTGGATTATGAGGTCTTACCATATATCCAGCCAAAGCAATTTGAGAAGCAATTTCAGCAACCTGATTTTTACCTCCGGCTCCACCTTCCTGTTCAATGTAAATTGGAACTTCTGTCCCATCTATCATTGCTGTTTCAATAATAGTTATTTTTATCTCTGCCCATGCCATTTGTTTCGCTACTTGATCCTCAATTACAAATCTTCCATTCATATCCAGAGATAATCGTGTTCCTACGGTACTATCAGGATCATCTGATTTCCTACCAGCCAATTTCTTCTCACTGGCGGCTAAATCCCAATATCGACATCTTCCTTTTACTTCTGTTGGTAACTCATGTAGGATTTTCCCATAGAACCAGTTAGGATCACCTAATGCTGTTCCTTCATCAGAGAATTGTCCATATAATTCCTGATTCCTCAACCAACCTGTAGGATAATTTGCAAGCATAGAAGCATAATAACCTGGATCAAGATTGGCCTTATTATCCTCAATGGTCATATACCGCAAATGGAATATTTCTCGCTTATGCCCCATTGCTTCTTCCATAAGTTTCAATGTCTCTGCATCAACCTCATTTTCAACAAAAACTTTATAGAGCCAATGTAATGTTCCTCTTGGGGTTGCCGTAACAAAAGATTGTGCATCAGGTGGAATACGCACAGCAGCATTAGCAATTCTCCACCCCATTCCACTATCATCTCGACCTCCCTCATCATACCAAAGCCAATTAACATTCGGGCCTCTGGCTGAATCGGGATCACGTAATCCTTTACAATAAACTACTGCTTTATTCAAGAAATTCAACGCAAATGGCTGATGAGGCATCCATTCAGGATTAGAACGATACCGCTGTGAGGGGACAACCATGCGCCAAGGTATCCATTCTCTAAATTCAGGCCAGGTAGATAATCGAAAGTTCTCAAAATCTGGATTAATAACCATACCAGATAAACCTAAAGAGAGTTTTTGAAGTGCCTTCTGTGCTCCAGAGCAACTTTTTCCACTTCCACGGCCTGCCACTAATGCCAAAAATCTTGCATTACTGGTAAGAAAATCTAGTTGTGGAACACTAGGAATAAAGTGTTTCCCATCCAATTTAGAAAAATAACCATTTTCATCTAACGGCCATTCGCTTGCAGTTTGAAGTTGCTTTAGATAACCATCGACAGGTAAACCTCTTGATCGCATCTCTCCAATTGCTAAGAGAAGATGCTGTCGTTCTGCATCACTTAGTTTACTCGTCTGTCTGGCTGTCGGCATCTAATTCCTCTTTATTAGTATCAGAAAACTCTGCATCAACTGTTTCTTCTACATCTTTCTCAATAATTGATCCTGTCATTCGTAAAGCTTCATCAGGATTTATCTTTGCAAGTAATTTTCCTACAATATCCCCTAATTCCTCATCTTTCAACTCAGCAATTTTCAATAATGCATCTGGTATACCTCTTGCATTTCGCTCAATCTCTACACCTGTTTTGATTGCTCCAAGAGCTACACGATCACTATCAATTGGATGTGTGTCAAAATATTCAGCTCCAGCATCTTGTAACATCTTACCAAGATCAGCCTGTCTACGCAACATCTCAACTTTTTCATTGATTGCTTGTATTTCAATTTGTCTGGATACTTCAGCATCTAAAACATCCGCCCGTTCATTCCAAGCAAATTTCGTAGGCCATTTAGTTAACATCGCATAATGAACAGTCTCACCTGATGCTTCATCTGCTGAAACATGCTTCATTAATTCCGTTGCAGATGGACGACCTAATTTATACCAGAGTAGAAAACACTTCTCAACGTAATCCATTGAGTAAGCATTACTATTTGATATTTTTATTCCTAGATCATTGGCTGGTGCCATATTTTTCCAGAAATTCTCTGCGTAGTCGTAATAACTCTGTTACAAAATTGATTGCTCCATGCTGATGTATTTCTTCATGGCAAGCATGACACAGTGGAACACGATTTTCAAACTTCTCTGCTATTTTACCACAGGATCGAGGAAGTATTTCATGAACGGTTACTGCTCTCTTATTACAACGAATACATCGTCCATGAAATAACCTCATGATCTCATTGTTTTGCTCTTTAGAGAACTGCACAAGACTATTTCTTAGCCTTTTTTAGTTTCTTCTGTAATTTCTTATTTTCTATTTTTAATTCATCAATCGTATCAAGAAGGTCGAGAAACCATTCTTCATAATCATCAACAACAACTTGATATTCAGAAACTTCTTTTCGAAGATGAGCGATTTCCATGACAACTGCTTTCCAATCATATTTCTTCATGTTTGTCTCCTTATTTTACTACAGGCATATTATTTAGACGTTTCAGAGCCTTCAAACGAGCATCCAATACCTTGATATGTTCAAGAACAATTGGAAGCCGTTCTACAACACACTTCTCAGCCCAAGCAATCTCGTTTTCATCTGGTTCCTCACCTGGGACTTCATGAGTTACATCCCTACGATAACGAAATTTCAAAAACTCTGCCGATCTTTCAGCAGATCGATATAATCCAGGTTGAGTAAAGGCTGAACCTGAATAGGGATTATAAATCCCATGTGTCATAAACCAAGCCACCGTTTTCCTCAACGATGACGTAAGAACCATTACTGCAAAAACAAGATCATTATCAAGTACGGATTCGCGATTGCGAGCCGAGGGACTACGAATTGCACACATACTTATTGTCTCCTTTTCAAATATTATATTATCAACAACTAGTATACCATGAATTATTCTTATGTCAATATCCATAAAATACACATACTCCTCTTGACATAAACATAAAAAGGATGTATACTAAAAATGTTGAGGGTGTAGCATCCCAAGACAAGAAAGCCATACTGCATCTACCCAAACCACTATTTATCTTTGGTTTGTAGTCTCCTATGTGGATGCAGGATGCTACAGACTACATACCAAAAATAAGGAGTGGTTTTTGTTTATGCCCAATCACAATGCAAAACCAGAGAGAAATCAAGAAATTAGAGATATGTGGAAAGATGGAAAAACATTAAAAACCATAGGAATAAAATTTGGGATTACAAAAAGACGAGTAAGTTTTTTAATTAAAGGAGTAGATAGAAAGACAGCCCCCAAAACATATTCTTATTCATATGTTCGTCCAAGACACAACAAATATTATGGAATAAGGCATAGTGACACGGTAAAATTTTGGGAACATGTAAAAATTGGAAATAAAGATGAATGTTGGGAATGGTTAGGGGGGAAATCACACGGATATGGCACAGTAATAATAAATACAGAGCATAAACAAGCCCATGATTTTGCCTATGAGTGGGTAAATGGGCCTATTCCCATAGGGTTAGAGGCATGTCATAAATGTAATAATAAAGGGTGCTGTAATCCAAATCATATCTACGCAGGAACACGACAACAAAATATGGATGATTTGCATGAACGGTATGTACGAGGAGAACTAGTTCGGATAGGTAAATATTACCCAAGACGACCAAAACAAGATAAAAACATAGCGACCCCATAAAAGTATCCCCACTCGGACAGCAATTAGGGATCAATGTTGCAAAGAAAAACTCAGATAACACGTATGATCTGTTAGATGAATTGTCTAACAAGCGTGGACTGTACTAGGAAGGGAGTTTGTAGACGGGTAAAACTAGACCTGAGCCTCCAGTAAGAAATCAACTGGTTGTCTACATTCGAGGTAACTATCCTACCGTAATGTTTGGATAGGGGTAAACCAAGAATATCCATGATACAGTCCGAGGCATCATTGTGGGGTAAACCCTAATAACAATAAAACTTAACTTAATATAGTATATACAGAAAACAAAACTTTAAAAATTCTTTCTTCTCTATATATACCTATAGAACATATTTTCTACTTCTAATCCTAACATCTCTGAGACACATATTAGGTTATGTTAGGTTAATCCTTACATACAATTATCCTGTATAATTGGGTACAGGATAAATAAATTGGGTCTTGACATACAGTGAACATCGTAGTAAGATATATTCATGTCCGATAGTGGCGAAGGGAAAGCCAAAGGAGCAGCACAACCTGTAGATCAATCAGTTCTGCCAAGTAAGATAAGAAAATCCAAGATTGTGATAGGTTCGAGTCCTATCCTATCGGACATAGAAACAGGTCAAGGGCATTTAGAGATCACGAAAGGAGAAACTTGGACTAGACAACCAAAGGAAAATCTGATTAAGGAAATTTGAAGCCCTTGACCTAACTTTAACAAAATGAATATGAACAAGAGAGTGGCGGTGTTGACGTGAAACACAGCGTAGGTTTCAAAAGGGAACTGAAAGGCATCGGAATAACATAGGAAATGTAACAGTGATTAACTTGAAAAAAGTGGCCGTTATCTGTCCCACATTTCCGCCCAACAAAAACGTTTCCCTACTCCGTAATTTAGAAGCTGCTTTAAGCAAAGACTACTCGGAGCCACTCAAAAATATGGACTTGTAGCGCAACGGATAGCGCAGTAGATTTCTAATCTATTGGTTGATGGTTCAAATCCATCCAAGTCCACTTGAGCGGCGATGTGGTGCAGAACGTATAGTGGACACTTATAAAGGCGCAAGTGTTTAGTTGCAGGCCAAACACGAGGCTATTTTAGTCAGGAAGCCCTCTGACACAGCAGGTTCAAATCCTGCCCGCTCAACTACAAGGCGAGTTGAAAACTTGCAGCGATAGGACGTACAAAGGTCTGAGTTAAAAGTCTCGAATCCTTGTAGTAAAAATCGTGGGCATCACCTTATTGTGGCTGTCATTAGCGTAATCTTGTACAGACTAGTCCATAAACGTAATGATGGTGTCGTGAAACACAGACCTTGCCCTCCAAA